AGCGAGCGGAACGGATCGCCCTCGCCTGCTGACTTTCCAGGTACTCCTGAAACACCGAGATCCCATGATTTGGGTTGGCCTTGGCCAGCATCTTCGGGTCGGTCCAGTCGTCACTTTCATCAAGCGTCCAGATGTATCCGAACAGTTCCTCGTCAGGGACCGTACCCTCCAGCACCTCAATCACCTGGCGACGCTTGTCGTAGCAAGGGCCTTCGATATCGGCGCCGGCGGTGGTGATGATGAACATCAGAGGCTGCCGGCGAGCACCCATGCCGGTGAGCATCGTGTCGTACTGCGCCGAGGTTCGGGGCGCATGATATTCGTCGACGATGGCACAACTGGGCGAGGCGCCGTCACCAGGGTCTCCGATTAACGGCTCGAAGCGGCTGAAGTCGGACGGGATGTTCATGTTCGAGGCGTTGACCTCGATGCCCGCAGCCTGGATCAGCATGGGCGACTTGCTCACCATCAGCTTGGCAGGCCGAAATACTTCCCAGGCCTGTTTCTCGGTTGTCGCGCCGGAGTAGACCTCGGCACCAAACTCACCGTCGGCAACGAACATACTGATACCCACGCCGGCCGCAATGACGGACTTGCCGTTCTTGCGCGGCACTTCCCAGTAGCTTTCGCGGAACCGGCGGTGCCCACCCTTCTTCCTCACCCAGCCGAAGGTGACAGCCATGCCGAACAGCTGCCAAGGTTCCAGGCTGATCAGCTGTCGCTTGAAGGCCCATTCGCCTTTGGTGTGCGGCAGAAGCTGGATCAGTTTGAGTTTCTTCTCGGCCTTGGCCGGGTCGAACTTGAAGCGGAACCCGCGCTTGCGGCTTGCGGCCAGATCATCAAAGTGACGCTGGATGGCTAGGTGAATATATCGGCAGGCTGGTACTTTCCCCCGCAACACGGACCGACCCCACGCCATCGCCTTGTCGACGTTGGGGTGCAGGGCCTTGGTCATCTAGGAACTCAGTAGTTGGGCAAATTCGTTGGTGGCTTTTTCTTTATTGCCGCCGATCAACCGGGTGCGGCTGGACGGATCAAGCCCCAGCAGTGAGCCGAAGGTCACCATCTGGCGCATTGTTTCGTTGGCTGCGGTCAACGCTGGGTTCTTTACCGGCCCGCCCGTTGCCCCTGCCACCACGATGCCGTGTTCCTTGATTGACTCCTGGGCCATCCGCCAGTTGTCGTAGGCGGTGCAAAAGGCTTCGACGTTGTGTAGATCGGTGAGCGCTACGACGTTCTCGCGCAGAAGCTCAGGCAGGATCATCTTCCACATCACCGCTGCCCGCTCGCTCAGCCACTCTGGCGGGTCGACATCAGTGATCTTGGAGAACTCCGGCTCAGCGTGATTCAGTGCTCTCTTGCCGGGGTTGCCGGCGAGCTTTTTCTTGGCCGTCGGCTTGGGTTTGCGACCACGGCCGGCGACCGTGGCGGTGCCTCCCATCGCGCAACTCCTGAATTTTTAATTTCGCGGGTGTAAAAAAACGACTGAGGGCGCGGTGTCCGAGCGAAAGGGCCTGAACTTTTGACCCTCCCCTCCCTCGGCAACAAGATTTCGTCTCATCTGATCAATTTCGACTCCCGTTGCGTCTTCGCCTTGTGGCAGTCGCGGTTGATCGCCCGAAGGTTGCCGTCGTCGTCCGTACCGCCATGAGCCACGGCCAAGATGTGGTCAACTTCGTGCGCTTCGCGGACGCTGCCAAGTCTGACGCAGTCGTCACACCGGCAGAGGTACTGATCGCGCTTCAATATCCGCTCACGGATCCGGCGCCAGGGCCGGCCACCGCGACCTGATCCCTTACGAGTTGCCCAGGCCTTGGCCTGCTCGGCAGCCAGGTCGGCGTGTCCGTCGCAGTAGCCATTGCCGTTGCGGTGCAGAGATCGGCAGCCCTGTGCCCGGCAAGGTCGCTGTGGTCTTAGCGGCATGGCGATCCGTCCAGGTAGTGAGTGCGAGGCAGTTCGTCTGAGTCGATGGCTGAATCTTCAGCGAGGGCGTCGATCAGAGCCAGGTTCTGCGTTGCGATCTGCTCGAGCAGGCTGGTCTGCTGCTTCTGCTCGGCCAGCACCTGTTCCAGCAACAAGACTACGCGCTCGCTCATAAGCCACCTTTTTCCACTTGATGATCCATTCGCGCCGGGCGGCGCATCCACTGCAGGCCATCGCCCACCCCTCGCTACTCAATCACCGCTCCATCCCATTAGCTTGAGCTGATCGTCAATGGCGTCGAGCTCGCTACTAAAGTGATCTGCCAGCGGCGTTGCAACCGCCGCTATAACCTCTGGCGTCTGGTAGTCACCAGTGATCGCAAGCGCAACACCGGAACCGCTCAGCACCGTATCCAATCGGCGCTGCACCTGGTCGCGCTTGAAGAACAGGCTGTTGGCAGTGGCAATCTGATCTCGATTCATCGGTCACCCCTGCGCCTTACGTGACAGAAAAAGGTCGGAGTAGCCGCGCAGCTTCTCGACACCCATGAAGCCAACGGCACCACCGGCGAACGTGGCCATGCCCTGCGGCAAGCCCATCCACTCCAGCAGGGGCACCAGGGCCAGGGTAATGAGGCCGCAGAGCGCGCCCTCCAAGATCATCTGCCGGCGAGTGCCACCGCCGTACACCACACGGAGGGCAGCGATCGCGACCGACAGGCCAGCCGCATACAACTGAGGCTGGTGAGCCAGCACCCAGGCGAGCACAGCGGCCCAAAGGCCAGGATCCTTCTCGGGCATGTTTGGCATCTCAATTCCTCCCTTTGCGGGGAGCTATGTATAAAAAAGCCCGCACATGGCGGGCGGTGGCTACGTGCTATGTTCAGGTCACAACGGCCCCCATCAGGACGGAACCATGGCAAAAACTAACATCGAACGCTTCGACGAAATTAGCGCGAGCGTCCTGGCTCACCTATACGAAAATTTCCCAATAGCGACGGAGGTGCACCCGACTGTGGCTGGGCTATCAGTGCTGAAAGTCCTGAGTTATGACCCCGTGAATGAAGAGTCTGTAACGGAAGGCGCGTTAGATCCGGAGACCCAGTTCTTCGACTCAACACTTGAATGGCTTGTCGCGTCCGGGTTCGTGTCTCAAGCGAATTCGCGCTTCTCGCCTGCTTTGTACACCCTAACTAGTTACGGGCTTCAGTCGCTCAAGCACGTCGCTCAGCCAGCAATCAGCAGCGAAACTCTTGGGGATAGGCTTTCAGCTGCTGCAAGAGGAGGGTTAAAAGAGGCCACCTCCACTGTACTCAACCAGGCCCTTACGATCGGAACGGGACTGATGCTTGGGCAGCTTGGTTTCAAATAGCCGAAATTCGCAACTCGATCCGACGGGCTGGTAGACCTAATGCTCGGTGTATGAGTTGCCATCCGGTGAGTCGAAAAATTACTCCACAAAAAACACCTTGAACAACCAATGAATTTATGAGTGATACAATGGTCGCTCCTATCAAAAGAGCGAGGAACAGCACCATGAAAACTGCGGTTATCAAGTATACAAATGGGATAGATGTTGGAGGGAGCGTAGTTGTCCCCAGCGCCCTTCTGGTAAATCGAGAAGGGATCTACCGCGCAGTATGTGATCACGTGGGGATAACGCCAACACTGGATCAGTCTGCATTTGAAGCCATACGACAGGCTGGGATCTGCCACTTTAAAGCGGTCATCAAATAAAAAAGCACCCATCCAGGCGGGTGCTTTTTCCAAGGTTTCGATCACGCCATAGCTGCAGAGATGTCACATCGCGTAACGTTGCAAGCTGGACACGCTGCTATGAAAACAGGTGTTTATCCGCGCGGAAAGCTTTTTATGCAGCGTCGCGCAATTGCTCCAGAGCGCAATCTATCCAGGCCACTCCAGTGTTGATCAGCTCGCGAGCCTTGGCTTCACCCATCTTGTGCTCGCGGGCGATCCGCAGCGCCGGCCATTTAGCACCAAAGTACAGCCACACGAACCCGCCCATCTGCGGGTTGCGCTTGTTCAGCCTGGCTACGGCGCCGTCTACGGCAAGTGCTAGGTCGTCCGTGATCACGTATTGCTTGAGCCCTCCTTCCGCCGGAGCGTGTTCCTTCATAAGCGCATACAGCGGGCACACATACTGAGGCGCGCCCATGCCATCCATGCGCCACCAGCCCCATTGCTCGAGCATGTATGCGGTGTCACCCAGGGCCTTGTCTACGTAGGTTCGTTTTTTCATGTCCTTCCCCCTCAATCCCCGGTGTAATTGGTGCCGCCGGCGCCGCGCCGGTTGCTTCCCTGATATGTCGCCTCAGGCCCGGATGCCTGAAGGTTCTTCAACTGCTCGATCTGCCGGAGCGCTGCACGTAGCCTCATGCTGAGCTGGGTCACCAGTTCATCCAGGGCCAGGACCTCGCCAGTTGCAGCCGCTACCCAACCGGAGCCGTTGCAGTGGCCGCAGGGCATCTCGTAAAACAAGCTCTTTGTGACCGCTCTCCCCCGGCACAAAGGGCACTGAGCCAGTTCGATCACAGCCTTCTTGAAGGCTGGGCCGTGGCTCTTCCTCATGCGTTGGACGCCTTTACCCAGCGCCGTACCGACAGCTCGCACCCCATCTTCAAGCAGACCCCGTTGGCCATTCCCCGATGGGATGCCCGACTCCCGCAGCCGCAGTTGCAACGCCGGCGCGACTTCGAGTCAACCTGCTCCTGATAGCAGATCTGCCCAGGCAGCCCGCCGACAAAACCCCAACCTTCCATCCCGCCGCGCATTGCCGCCGAGCGGGCCGCAGGAGACATCGTGTTCAAGTCGGTCATGGCCGGCCCAGGGTGCTTTCCAGTCATTTCGAATCCTCGCTAATTACAAATGCGGTAAGGCCGCTCGGCGCCACGGCGGCTGTGGCCTCTGGCGGATTCTGCGAAATTTCGGATAAGGCCTTGGTAAGGCCGTGGATGGCTGAGAAGCCAACCCGATCAAGCCAGGCGTGCCACTTCTCCAACGCTACCCGGCGCTGCTGCATGGCCTGGGTGTGGATGTAGGTGCTGGCGATCTTGCCCAGCGTGTGATTCAGCAGCATCTCGCCGATGTGGCCGTCGATGCCGAGGTCGGTCCAGGTGCTGCGGGACACCTTGCGCAGGTCGTGGCTGGTCCATTCGCCCTGCCCCAGGCGGGTGAACACGGCGCTGGCCTGGGTCTCGCTCAACGACAAGCCGCGACGGTTCGGGAACAGGTACACGCCCTCGTAGCCTCCGGCCTGCTGAACGGCCCGGTACCGGATCAGCAGCGCCTCGACCTGGGCGGTCAGTGGCAGACGGTGCTCGGTGCGGGTCTTGGTGTTCGCCGCGGGAATGAACCACTCGGC